TTCTCAAGCGTACATGCCGTTGGTAAATATACGGCCCGCCGTGCCGGAATAGGATTAAACATTGGTCGCATTCGTCCAATTAATTCAAGTATTCGTGGTGGCGAGGTTATTCATACTGGTATAATTCCTTATCTCAAAATCTTTGAATCAACCGTTAAGGCCACAAGTCAGAATGGCATACGTGGCGGCTCTGCTACAGTGCATGTGCCATTTTGGCATTATGAGATTGAAGACATCGTTTGCTTAAAGAATAATGCTGGAACTGACGATAACAGAGTAAGGAAACTAGATTATTCAGTTCAATTCTGTAAGCTTTTTTATGAACGACTAATTAAAAACGAAGACATTACTCTGTTTAGTCCAGACGAGGCAGAGGGTCTATATGAAGTTTTCGGAAACAATGAACAATTCAACAAGCTATACGAGAAATACGAAAAGTCTCGCAATTTGAAGTTCAAGAAAAAAATTAATGCCAGAAAGCTAGCAGAAATCTTTACCAAGGAAAGACTTGAAACTGGCCGCATTTATGTTATGAATATTGATAATGCAAATGAGCATGGGTCTTGGGATGTTCCAGTATACATGAGCAATCTCTGTCAAGAAATTATTCACCCAACAAAGCCCATTTCTTCAATAGAGGATAAAGAGGCAGAGATCGGTATTTGCATTTTGTCAGCACTAAATCTAACAGAACTAGATAATGATGATGATATAGCAAACGCTTGCAGAATAGCGGTTAGAACTCTAGAGTCTGTTATTGATTATCAAGACTATCCGGTAGCCGCAGGAGAGAACTTCACTAAAAACAGAAGATCTTTAGGAATTGGGATCACAAACCTTGCAGGATTTTTAGCTAAGAATAAGCTAAAGTACGACGATCCAGAAACCCTAAAGCTTGTACATTCCACTATGGAGAAAATACAGTGGAATTTGCTCAATGAATCTTGCAGGCTAGCAGCGGAGCTTGGCCCATGCTCAAAATTCAATGAAACAAAATATGCAAATGGTTTACTACCAGTTGATTGGTACAAAAACGCTGTTGACGAACTGGTTAAGCCAGAGTATACTATGGATTGGGAGGGTCTTCGTGCCAGAATTAAACAGTACGGACTAAGACACTCAACGCTGACGGCTATAATGCCCTGTGAGTCCTCTAGCGTCATTCAGAACAGTACAAACGGGGTTGAACCTGTCAGAAGCCTACTTTCCTACAAGAAGGCTAAGAATGGCGTTTTGAAGCAACTGGTGCCAAATTACGCCTCTAGAAAGAACTATTACACTTTGGCTTGGGATATGCGTGACAACAAAGCAATTTTGAATATTTGTGCAATACTGCAAAAATTTGTTGATATGAGCATAAGCGTGAATCTTTACTATAATTATGCACATTTTCCAGAGGGAAATATTCCTCTAAGTGTGTTGATTAAAGATCAGATTTACGGGTATAAATATGGCATAAAGAACTTCTATTACTGCAATACGCCAGATGGAGATGGACAAACTGAAAAATCGTCAGGATGTGAATCTGGCTCATGCTCAATATAAATATAAAGGCAAAACAATGAAAACGATACTAAATAAAAACAATGTAGACTACATGGCCCAGCCGCTATTCCTAGGTGAAGATCTTTCTCTTCAAAGGTACGACAAATTTAAGTATCCTGTTTTCTTTGATCTTTACAAAAAGCAGCTTGAATTTTTCTGGCGACCAGAAGAGATTGAGCTAAAGAAGGATAGAAATGATTTTAAGAATGACGATGTAATGTCAGAAAATGAGAGATTTATCTTTACATCTAATCTGAAATATCAGACCATGATGGATAGTGTAATCTGTCGCGGCGTACCAACTCTACTGGAGCATGTTTCTAATCCAGAGCTAGAAGCCTGTATGAATGTGTGGCAATTTTTTGAGCAAATTCATAGCTATAGCTACACTTATATTATCAAGAATGTGTACAATAATCCAAGCGAAATTTTGGATAGTTGCCTTACTGACAAGGAAATTCTCAAGAGAGCAAATGTGGCAATTAAGGAATATAACGCCCTTAGAGAAATCGGAAATTCTACGACCAAAGACATAAAAAAACAAATATATCTGACGCTAATTAGTGTAAACATATTAGAAGCGGTGCGTTTTTACGTGTCGTTTATATGTGCCTTCGCTTTTGCGGAGAACAAGAAGATGATCGGTAATGCAGATATAATCAAGCTCATTAAACGCGACGAAGCTTTGCATCTATACAATACGCAAGAAATTATTAAGATTTTACGCACGGTGCCAGAAGAGGGCTTCGTCAAAATTGCATCAGAATGCGAAGAAGATGCTGTGAAAATGTTTGAGTCAGCCGCAGCAGAAGAAAAGGCTTGGGCTGAATATCTATTTAAAGATGGCTCCATTATCGGCCTCAACGAAAGAGTAATGTCTGAATACGTTGATTGGCTTTGTATGAGTCGAAGAAAAAACATAGGGTTGCCCTATGATAAAGGTTGCAAAAATCCAATTGCAGGATGGACTGATCCTTGGATGAATAGCGAAGCTGTTCAAGTTGCTCCACAGGAGCATGAGATTACTTCGTATAAAATTGGGGCCAGTAAGAATGATCTTGAGGATACAGACTTTGGAGGATTTGATCTATGAATAACGTTAACGTAAAATTACTTGACGCAACTGCAACAATTCCTACTAAAGCTAATGCCAGTGACGCCGGTTGGGATTTATATTCAACTGTAGATATCGTCATTCCATCCAAACAACGTAATACTGTCAAGACGGGGATAGCACTTGAGATACCAGAACATATGGCTGGTTTAATTTGGCCGCGTTCTGGATTATCTGTAAAAAAAGGGATAGACGTACTAGCTGGAGTAATAGACTCTGGTTATAGAGGAGAAATCATGGTTTGTTTATACAACACTTCTGATGAAGATGTATCAATAAAACGTGGGGATAGAATCGCTCAGATTATATTCCAAGAGGTTCCTTGCGTCATGATGCTTCATCAAGAAGGGCTAGGTTCCTCGCAACGAGGAGACAACGGCTTTGGCAGCAGCGGCACATAATAATACCGGCAGAAATAACAACAAAAAATCTAAAAAAGACAAACAGACACCAAAACCAAATGTATTAGAAGCTAAAACAGAAAACCAAAGAAATTACATCAGATCTATCATAGAGAATGATGTAACTTTTTGCACCGGACCATCCGGTACTGGAAAATCTTTTATTGCTGCTGGCATTGCGGCGTCTAAACTGCTAAAGGACGAAGTTGATACAATTATAGTAACTAGACCTCTAGTTTGCACAGGTAAAGACATAGGATCATTACCCGGAGAATTGAATGATAAAATCAAACCATATCTTGCCCCTATGGAAGAAAATCTCAAATATTTCTTAGGTAGAGATAAATTTGGTTTGTATTTTAACACCAGAAGAATAAGATTTGAACCTCTTGAAACCATGAGAGGGGCAACGTTCCATAATTCTTACATGATTCTTGATGAAGCACAAAATTGCACAATGGAACAGATTAAAATGTTTATCACAAGAATGGGCGAACATTCTAAGGTGATAATCAACGGAGATACAAAGCAGACAGACCTATATAGAGATAGTGGTTTATATTACTGCTTAGAGAAACTTAATAATCTCCAAGGTGTTGGTATTTGCTCTTTGGGCTATAATGACATACAGAGAAACGGTATTCTTGGAAGGATTTTGAACGCCCTAGAATCATAGGAATTTTATGTTATATGATTATGTTTGTGCAGAATGTCATCACGAAATGACTGATGTTTACCAATCTATTAAAGACGATGCTCTGGTATCTTGCCCAGAGTGTGGTCAAAATGCTCTACAGAGGGTAGTATATGGTGGACTCGGAGCTTTTGTGAAGGACATAAAGACCATCGGACAGCTAGCGGACAGCAATTGGAATAAGCTAGGACATTACAGGCGGTCTGAAGAAGAAGAAACAGCCAAACAGAAAAGGCAGGAGCAGGAAGGTTCTTCTGTCTTTTCTGCGTTTGGTTCTGCTTCTAAAAAAGATATTGTCAAAATGACTCCAGAGCAACAAAAGAAATATATCATCACAGGTGAAAAATGAAGTTTGTAGAATCATTCTCAAAAGAAGATTTTGTATTGAAGTCCAACGAAGAGCTTTTTAATAAGCTTGGTGAAACACCATCTGGCGAAAAGGATAGAGTGTTTGCGAAGTTTACCAAGGTTGAACTTGGAAATGGCGATGTGCAAAAGAAGTATTTCATTACAACCTATAATAATATTCCATATGACCCATCTGGAATTGATAGTCATAGAGAATCAACACTAGATCTAAAACTTAAGAGCGTATCTCAGAAAACATTTGATGTATATGTTCTATACCTAAAGACCAAAAATCCAATCCACATGACAAAAGCTCAAAGGAATTTTATCAATGGTTAAAAAAGGACCGATAGGAAAAGTAGAATCTTTCTACATAGAACAGAACTATAAGAACATGGAAATTGCAGAGATTGCAACAGACTTGAATAGACCAATTACTTCTGTTGAGAACTATATTAAGAAACATATCGTCAAGGCAACACAAACATCAGCAACACCGTCTGGATTAAAGGCTGGTGATCAGTTTGTGAGAAAAGACGGTATAACTATTATGACAGAAAATGCGTCTACACTTGGAGATGTTAAGAAACCACGTTCATTAAAAAATAGCACTTGCATCACAAAAATTAAACCATGAGCTATATATTTGGAATTGATAATTGGCGTAAGCATTATGCCACATGTGATGACACAAAGAAAATCTGGATAGTTGTAGAAACGTCAGACAATGTTTCTGCATATCTAGAAAAGTATGATCAGTGGCTCACTTTTAAAGATTATTGCAAGACCAACAACCTAAAAATCAATAGCGTTGGGTTGCAATATCGATCAAACGTTGTTACAACTGATACGAAGAACGCAGATGCCGTTTATGTTATACGATCTGTAAAAGGGCAAATGGGCGGCACAAGCCGCGATTGCTATACAATTGGCGTAATAAACGGCGATACCGCTAAAAAGACGATGTGGTTGACTCCAGAATTAATTGAAGACAGTTCTTACGAAGACGATCTACAAAGTTGCTTTGAGGAAGCGTTGATTTACAATGACAGAAGAACAGAAAAGACCAGAGCTATTTAACCACGACTATCAGAAGCAGTGGTCTGAAACCCACAAGTACAAGCATATCCACACTGGAGAACACTGTACTTTTGAGGCTTATGTTGCCGAATACATAGTTATTCGCAGATCAGAGAAGTTGAATCTTGGAAAGCCATCATATAAATTTTGGACCAAGGGAGATCCTCTTCATTGGATCTGGAAGAAGCAGCACGGGGCAGCATTGCAGCTTAAGAAAAAATATAGCGAAGAAGCCATATTGGCAGCTATAAAATCAAAAGAGTTTGACAGCCTACTTGTGCTTGGAATCCAAAATGGCAGAGGCTACAAAATTAACCCCCTTGCGGAAAAGGTTGTAGCCCTGTATCATAGGAAGATAGAGGAAGCTAAGAACCAAACAGTGGTAAACTACGATGTTGAACCGCCACCAAAAGAAGAAGTTCAGACCAGAAAAACACAATCATACTCTAAGAAGAAAACAACTATTAATCAATTGAGGAATCTATGAGCAAAGTCAAAAAGGCAAGCAAGTTTACAACGGATTTGGTAAGCAACAATATTGTTAATAAGTATGGCGATGTTGTTAGGAGTGGTACGGAGGTTTTAGAGAACATCAATAATCTTAATGTGATTGGAGTATCTCCAGCATTAGATATTGCCTTGGGTGGCGGTCTACGCGAAGGCTCTGTGGTTGTAATGACGGGAGATCCAAAGAGTGGCAAAACAACTACCGCCCTTCATTTTGCAGCAAAGTGCCAACAAAAGAGCAAGAGGGTTATCTACGTTAACACAGAGGGTAGACTGTCTAAACAAAACTTTGTTGGTATTAAGGGATTAAACTCCGACAATATTCTCATTATTGAATCAACAGATGAAAGAGTTTTGTCGGCAGAAGACTTCCTCAATATCATTGAAAGCTATATTAACAATGATCCCGGCTGCTTGATTATAGCCGACTCTTTATCTAATATGGTTCCAGCGGTTGAGCTTGAGGGCGAAGTGCGAACTGGCGTTAGAAACGCTCTGCCGCGTCTGCTATCAATGTTCTTTAAAAGAATCAGTGGAACGCTCATGAAGAATAAAACCATTCTTGTTTGCATTACGCATAATATTGCTAATACTGGCGGCTCTCCCTATGCCCCACAAAAGATGGCAGACTGTGGAAACATGTTGCAATACCAAGCTGGAACAAACATGGTAATTACTCATAGGGGTAAGTGGCAAGTTCCTAAAGACACAGGCCCACACGTTGGACAGATTGCAAATTGGTCTATTAAGACTTCGTGTGCTGGTGGCCGACCAAATAGCACAGCGGAAAGCTGGATTAAGTATGGCATTGGAATTGACGAAGTTCAAGAGATTATCCACATTGCTTGTGAATTTAGATTGATCAAGGCCGCTGGGGCATGGTATACTATTCAGTGTGCCGTTGATGACTTAAGCAATATTATGGTTAATGAAATCTTGGAAGAAAACAAGGTTCAGAAGACTCCAGAAGATATTGAAAGATTCTTCAAGTTCCAAGGCGTAAATGCCGTTGCCGACTTCTTAAATGGTAATCCCAAGATGGCATCCTTTGTTTATGAAAAGATTAAGGAGTTGCATTGAAAGTTAAAGGCATAAACGGGAAAGAGTACGTTTGGAATCTTACCAAGTACGATATATTTTATGACGATACTCGCAAGAGATCTAAATATCATCTTCGTGCCAGAAGTTTACTGAAAGAAATTTTCCATAGCTATAGAATACTTGAGGAAGTAAAGCTACCGGGAAGTACTGCTCTGAATAGAAAATCCGTTCTCTACCTTGACTTCTACATTCCGTCGATTAAGATGGCATTTGAAGTTCACGGCGAACAGCATTATGAATACTGTCCATTTTTTCACAAGAGCAAGGCAGATTTCCTAAAGGCAAAAGCCCGCGACGAAGATAAAATAGAGTGGTGCCGAATCAACGATATACAAATCATAGTACTACATTTTAAGGAAAACGACGATGAGTGGCGAAAACACATTAAAGGCATCTGAAAAGCTATCAGAACATTTAAATCTAATTAACGCATATATTGATCTTGGTAATACAAAATTCTCCTCATTTAGAGAAGAGTATTTGCTAGTTGCTAATCTTTCGTCTGATGAACTTAAAAAGTTAACTCAACAGGAAACGTTTGATACAGCATATTTATTGTATGGTTATGCAACCTACATACAGGATGAAATAAATAAAAATAAGATCGCTCTTAACTGGTGTAATGATCAATTGGAAAAACTTGTCGTTGCTCATAATGATGAATTCGGCCAGTATACCAAGCACGAAGTTAAGAGGCAGATCATAATCAAAGACAATAACTATGCGGCATCCGTAGATAAAATGCGTGAAGTTGCAGAAGCCAGACTTCAAGCATTAGATGGCAAAGTTTATGAACTGAAACGCAAGGCTGACATTCTATTAGAAAAAGCTAAGAGGTCATGATGGACTTAAATAATTTTCTCAATTCTCTTACGGATGAGCAAAAGCTACAATTGGCTAATGCTCTAATAAGCTCAACTCCTGAAGCTAAAAAGCCAGAGAGTAAAGTGGAAGAATTCACAGTTAAAACAACACAGTCACCCAAAAAGCCTGCCTCTGTTGGGGAAGACTTCATTGTTAAAAAGGCAGAATCACATCCAGCTAGGAGAAAAGAATCCGTGAAAGCCAAAAGAAACCAGTGGGAAGACACTGGAGAGTTTAAAGACATACACACCCCAGAGGTTGAGCGAACCCCTCGACGCAGAGAAGCTCCGCGTAAAGAGGATGTAGAATGTCACGTTTGTGGAAAGTCATTTAAGATTGATCCACGTTTTAGCTATGGCGAATACTATCGATGCAACAGGTGTACAGGTAAAAAATAATGGAAGATAAACTAGTAGATATCGGTGCCGAAAGAGCGGTGCTAGCTGGACTATTGCAGCATGGCATTGATGGCTACGTTACAGTTGCTGACCTTATTAGCAGTGAAACGTTTGGTAATTCCAACAATCAAGTTCTGTTTAAGTGTATAGAAAAGATTATTGGTAATGATCAAACCGTTGACATTGCTTCAATATTATCATCAGCAAACCAGTTGGGTTTCTCAGACATAATTAATACCAACCAAGAGTTGAAGTATATAAAGTCACTCTTTGATTTCCCGGTGAATAAAGAGAATATTCTTAGCTTTGCTGTTCAGATGAAAAAGTTTGAATTTGCAAGAAAGATTAAGAAGCTTACATCTAAAGTTCACAAAGATATTGATGATGTTACTGGCTCAGAAACCATCAATGAAATCATACAGATCCTAGAGAATCCAGTAACAGATTTTCTAAGAGAAGACGATGGCGGCGACGTTCCTCAAAAAATAGGAAGCGGAGTTGGCGACTATGTGCAATTCTTGGGCGAAAATAAATGTGACATTATTGGTATTCCAACAGGGTTCGCAAAGTACGACCAAGCAATTGGTGGCGGTCTTAGAAGAAAATGCGTTGACCTTGTTTCTGCAAGACCAAAGGTTGGTAAATCAGTATTCGCTGACAATGTGGCTTTAAATGTGTCTTCCCTAAACATTCCAGTTCTTGTATTAGATACTGAAATGTCTAAGGAAGATCATCTCAATAGACTAATAGCAAACATTAGTGGCGTTCCAATAAATGATATTGCTACTGGCAGATTTGTGGATGATGAAGAAAAGCACGAAAAGGTTCTAGACGCAGTAAAGAAGCTAGAGTCAATTCCTTATAGCTATATCAGCGTTGCCGGTAAGCCATTTGAACAGATACTAAATCTTATTAAACGATGGATAGTTCAGGAAGTTAAGTACGATGATACTGGTAAAACAAATGATTGTCTTGTTATATATGACTACTTAAAGTTGATGTCCTCTAGCTCTATAACAAACAACATTCAAGAATATCAAGCTCTTGGATTTCAGATTACATCTCTACATAATTTGTGCGTAAAGTTAGACATTCCATGTTTGTCGTTTGTGCAGTTGAACAGAGATGGTATAACTAAGGAAAGCACAGATGCGGTTTCTGGATCAGATAGACTCATATGGCTTTGTACATCCTTTTCAATTTTTAAGGCTAAGTCTCCAGAAGAATTGGCAGAGGATGGACCCAATGCGGGCAACAGGAAACTTGTACCGATTGTTTCAAGGCATGGCGGTGGGCTAGACGATGGAGATTATATTAATATGTTGATGCAAGGTTCTCACGCAAAGCTAACGGAACTAAAGACGAGAAATGAATTCAAGAATCAACCAGTTGGCGATACTGGCCTCGTAAACAACGAATCACTCATTAAGATTAAGATTGCAGATGGACTTACAACAAATCAAGAAGAAGCTGAATGACAACTGCGAACTAGTTTTTAAAGAACTAGGTATGCAGTGTGAGAACTTTGGAGATAACATTTATTCTACATGTCCCATACATGAGGGTAGTGATAATCCAAGGGCATTTTCATATTCGGTCAGCAAGGGCATATGGAAGTGCTGGACTAGAGATTGTCAGCACTCCCACAGGAATGATATGTTCGGATTAATTATGGGAGCTTTGTCTGCAAAGGAAAATATAGACATTGACTTTTCTCAAGCTCTTAAGTGGGCTTGCAAACTATTAAAAATCAACCAGACATATAGTGCCAAAAAACAGCAGGAAATAGAGATAAAAGAAGGTGATGAAGATTTTTTCAACGTTGTAAACATCTTCAAGAATGACGCAGAAGAATATCAGCATAAAAAAGCAGACATTAAGTGTGATATATGCTGCCCATCAAAATACTTTATTAGCAGAGGCTTTTCAAAGGAAACCTTAGAACATTTTGACGTTGGTGATTGTAATGATAGTGGTTCAAAACTGCGTGAAAGAGCTATAATACCAATACATGACGATGCCGGGGAAGATATAGTTGGAATTATAGGCAGAGCGGTTAAAGATTACATGTCTCCTAAATTCCTCTTACATCCCAAAGGTTTTGATAAAAGGTATTTCTTCTACAATTACCATAGAGCGATACAAAAAGCCAAAGAAACCTCATGCCTATTTATTGTTGAAGGTCAAGGCGATGTTTGGAAACTATATGAGGCTGGCGTTATCAATGCTGTAAGTATTTTTGGCAAAACCATTAGCAAGCAACAAGAAGAAAAACTACAAAAACTACCACTTACGCATCTCATTATACTAACAGATAATGATCAAGCTGGAAGAGAAGCAAAAGTACAGATTAAGCGTCA